ATAGGTGCTAACGATGGTGCTGTACTAAATGGTACAGTAGACAGAGAGCTATTTCAAAAGAAAGCAGCAACAGACGTTTTAAAGTATTTTCAATCAACAAACGTGGCTAGACCACTAATCACAAATGACTCTATCGAGTCTGGAAAGTCTAAATCTTTCCCAATCGTAGGTAATGCTGAAGCTTCATCTAGAAAAGAAGCGGTTATCACTGACCTTGGGGATAAATCTATCAATGCAACAGAGAGAGAAATCATAATTGGTGATCTTACTGTAGCACACTCTTGGTTATCTGATTTAGATGAAGCAATGGCACATTATAACTCTAAAGCAGCACAAATTGAGTCTATCGGTAGAGCACTAGCTAAAAAAGTAGATCAAGACATTATCCTTAAGGTAATTGAAGCTGCTGGAGTAGTTGATGCTGCTGCTGCTACTACTGCTGGTCTTAGAGATTTTAGCACTAATGGTGATGACGTTTTTACAGCTAAGTCAGAAAGAGACATAGTATCTGTTTCAGGTGTAGCTACAGGTGAAGAGGTATTCCTTTCAATGGCTGCTGCAATGACTGAGTTCAGAGACAAAGACGCTGTTGGTGATCCAGTATTCTTACTAAGACCACAACACTACTTTGCACTACTTAACAACGCACAAAACTCTGGTGTTACTTGGATTAGTGATCCTCACGCACAATCAGGTAGAGTACCAATGGTACTAGGTTCTAAAGTAGTTTACTCACCACACTTTCCAGCTTTTGTTGGAACAACAGGAGTAACTAACTGTGTTGGACTTTTATTTGCTAAAGAGTGTGCTGGTATTTTAGAATTACTTTCTGTAAATGTAAGAGTTGATTACATTCCTCAGAAACTTGCTTACTTAATGGCAGGGAAAATGGCTGTTGGTTATGGTATTCTTAACCATGCATCAGCTATTTCACTTGAAATGACTAATGCATAATAATAACTCCTTATAGGGGTTATATAGGGGGAGGCTTAATTGCTTCCCCTTTTTTTTAAAAAACTAAATAAGGAGAATTTATATGTCTACAAATATAGAATTAGATGCAATGAACCAGATACTAAGTGTAACTGGTGATGCAGCAGTATCGAGTACTTCAAGTACTTATGAACAAGCAATTATTGCTAAGAGAATATTAAATGAAGTTTCAAAAGAAGAACAAGCTAGAGGTTGGTGGTTTAATGAACTTGACCAATTTGAAAAAGCACCTGATGGAAATGGTTATATAAATTTACCATCAGACACACTACGCTGTGAACTACCAAATGATTATGGTAGGTATGTACAACGTGGTTTTAAAATATTTAATAAAGTAGAAAACACAGATGTATTTACAGAATCAGTAATATTAAATTTGGTAACTGAATTAACTTTTATAAACCTTCCTCAGTCATTCAGACAGTATATAGTAGCCCTAGCAAAATTAAGGTATAATGCTGAATATTTTGGATCACCTGTGGCAGAAGCAGCTATACAAAAAGATATAACAAGATATAGGTTAGAAGTAGAGAGAGAGGATATTGATAATAGAGACTTAAATATGGTAGCAACAACAAGAGGCTATAATATAGCATTTAAAAATAGAAGATAGGAGGTAATATGAGCTTAATTAGTCGTGTTGTCCGTAGTTTAACAAATGGTGTTTCACAGCAAGCACCTAGTGTTAGATTAGACAACCAATTAGAAGAACAAGTAAATATGATACCTGATGTTTCTAGTGGACTTGCTAGAAGGACTCCTGTAGCATTAGATGACATAATTGCACATGATGGTTCTAGAGATTATACTGAAGAACATGCAATGTTTAATCTAACTATAGATGATGAAGTTGTTTGTATAGGTATAAAACCTGATGGTACTGTTTATAGGTTTGATGAAGGACACGAAGGTATTATCATTGTACAATCAAATACAGTAAAAAACTATTTAGCCCATACTGACCCATCGGACTTAAAAGTTGTTGAGACTTCAGATAGGTTTGTAATAGCAAACAGAGGTGTTACTGTAGAGTTAGACCTTACAGATTTTGAATTACCTAGAGTACAATGGGCTGATGGACAAGGTTCTCAAGGCTCTTGGACTGATTGGAGTAGTACTATGGATGCTTTCATGTATGTAGGTGTTGATGGTTCTATAGCAGGAAATGACTTTAACTTATTTGGTGATGTTGTTGTAATATGGAATGATACACATACAGACTTTGTTGAATATGGACAGTCAGCGGCAGGAAACACTAAATCATCACCAGCTAATGCCTTATACAGATTTACTACACTAACTAAGGGGTCATCAACTAGATTTACACAGGCAGATGTAGATACTACTTGGAGAGATTCAATGCCTCCGTTTATTGATGTACAGGTGAGTTATGAAATGGGTTCTGACAATGTTAGAATGCCATCATTCTATAGCACAGTATCAACAAGCTCTATGTGGCTTAAGATAAAAAAGGGAGTAGGATCAGCAGACTCAACCGCTGAATTAAGACTTGGTGGTTTAACTAACTCATCAATTGCTATTGATTCAACAACTTGGGGAGCTTGGAACGATAACGGTGATACATTTGATTGGGCTAATTGGTTCTACACACAGTATGATCAAGACTACTACTTAGGTGAAGAGGTGTCAGCATCATCTTCAGAGGTAATATTTGGTATAAAAGCTAATCTAAATAAGAATCAACCAAGTCATATAAGTGGTTTGAGAATAAAATGGAGAGAGTCTAGTGGTTATGCTGGTAGAGCATGGGCAGTAGTACCAGAAGGAACAACACCTTATAACACTGAGAAATTTGAATGTGAATACGTTGGAGCTGAAGCTTCTCTTATAAATGCTACAATTAGTTGTACATCAGGAACAAACATTGACTCTATAGAGATAAAGAGAGTTGCATATGATGACTATGACATAGATTCTATTAATAACCCAACACAATTACCAGACTCGGTTAGAGACGATTTAAGTGGTTTAGTTATAGATATAAGTGAAACAGAACGTGTTATAATGGGATGGTGTGTTTACAGGGACGGTGCTGATTATGAAGCTTATTATTCTATACTAACGCAAAGTGTTGATGTAGGTCAAGAGAGGGCTTATATATATTCAACTGCCATGAGTGGAATTTCTGGGGGATCATCCATTATCGGTACATATCCAAGTACTATAGAGGCTAATGAAGTTAAGTTTATTGAAAAAGAAACGGCTTTTTACTTTAAGTATTTTAGGGATGATTTTAAATACACTATACCAATATTAGGTGGACTTTCTGTTGATATATATGGTAGAAAAGATAGATATGTTAATCATAGTACAGAGAAGAGAACTTTGATATGGGTAAGTGGTGCTTTTGAACATGCTGTATATACTATAAAGTTTGATTCAGGTATAGGCACTCCAGTGGTAGTAGCAACAGCTACAGGATCAACCTCTAGTACTCCAGCAACTATCATAGCAGCACTAAAAAGTCAAATGGATACATATGCTCCCTCAAATGATAACTATATTTTTAATAATACAGTTATAACTAGAGGTAATGCTTTACAACAAGGACTTAGTGTTGAATGTTCTTATGGAGATCATATACACCTGTTACATGAAGCAACTGGTGGTAATAAGGCTACAATTACAGACCCTAGTAGATTACCTGCAAGGATAGCTACTGGAATTGAAGACTGTGTTGGTACTACTTCATCAAGAGGTTTAGATGATGTTTATGGTGAGACTAACTTTCTAGTAAGAGTTAATCCTGATATAAATGATAGTCTTAACACATATTACTTAAGATACTCATCAGATTATTTAGGCTGGGTTGAAGATGTTATACCATTCATTACACCACTTGATAAAACAACACTACCAGTACAGATAATAAAGAATAGTGCAAGTGATATTACTATATCACATACCGAAGGTAATAAACCAACTGTAGGTGATAATTATAGTAACAGACCTCCTACAATATTGCATAAGACAATTAATGATATAGCATTATTTAATGGTAGGCTAGTTTATGCTACAGACGATACTCTTGTATTCAGTGTAATAAATGATATATTTAATCTATATAGAACAACCACATCTGGCTATCTTATTAGTGATGTTGTTGATTTAGAACTTGATTCTTCTAGATTAGGTTATAAACCTATCAGAAATATATTTAATATAGATAATACATTGACAATTGATACTGGACTGTCTCAAAGTAAATTAGCATTACCTACAAATCTAGATATATCATCAGCTATCTTCACTCAAGCTTCAGCTTTTGATTTAGGCACTAATGTACCTTTAGCTGTAAGAAGGTCTATGTACTTTCCGATAAAGCAGGGTAGTTTTAGTACAATAAAAGTACTTGCACCTGATAATACAACTGGAGTTGGTTATACAGACAATTCAGCTACTAAGCATTGTGAAAGATTCATAAGAGGTAAGGTTATACAATCTTTATTTAGCAATGATGTATTTATTGTGAGAACTGATGATGACCCTAAATCATTATATGTACAGCATACATATGTTATTGACGGAAGTATGGTACAGAATGCTTGGCATAAATGGACTTTTAAATATGATATAAAATATATATTCGCACAGGGTGAGATTATTAAATTCATATTTGAAGACATTAGTAATAGTCAAACAGTATATGGTAACATGACGTTGACACCTCAAGAAATTGTTGAAGATACTGATACACAGATAGGTTATAAACCTTACCTAGACTTTTATACTGAAGATACTACTTTATCTGCATTATTAGATGATGTTGTAACAGTAGATAAATCTATAGGTAAGTTAGTAACATCTGGGGATGCAAATAGTGTTGATGGTATATATTATAACTCTAGTTTTACATTAAGTGAGATAGTCCCTAGACAGGAAACACAACAAGGTCAAACTAAGTTAGGCTATACTTTATTAATGTTAAGAAGGATGGCTATAAATATGACTTTCAGTGGTAAGTTTAAAGCTATTATATCAAGAACAAATAGAAGTGATTATATTCATAGCTTTGTACCTTCTACGATTGGTACTATAGTTGTTGGTAGGGATGCTGTTACAAATGAAACTGCGAGGTTTCCTATTAATGGTAGATCACAAGACCTTACAATTAAAATAACTACTGATAATGTATTTACACCATTACGAGCTAATAGTATTGAATGGCAAGGACAATTAATAACACAGGGTGGGAGGTAACTCCCCCCTATTTACTTAGGAGTAAAACAATGAGTGAAAATTTACCTACATTAAGTATAGAAAAAGTAATTACTGAATTTAGTAGTGATTTAAATCCATCTACAGAATTAAAGAATGAAAGACGAGCAGTTATCTGTGAGTTAGAAAGGAGAATTCTTACACTAGATGGTACTTATAGTATGCAAGAATTTAATGAAGGGAAGATAAAACACCATTATGCCACAGGCGTATATGGTAGAGAACT